CGCTTCGGTAATTTCATCATCATCAAGTCCATATCTCTCGTTTAGATTGTCTGCAACAACCGCAGAATAATCTCTGTCTGTAACTATTTCTTCTAACAAACGTGTTTGCTTATTCACATCTATCTCCAAAATAGCTTCTAATGAGCCGTGTCTATTCAAGACATCAGCCTCGGACGGTTGTCCGGCACAAAAGCGTTCCCTTAATGCTTGTAAGATTCTATTTTGTGGCTCGTGTTTCCATCCTCGGATAACACTCGACATAAATAAATCCATCCTAAGCGGGAAAGACATATTACCAAATACTGAACTTGTGACGCCCAAATGACGACATTCTAAATCATCATCAATTGAGCCCAAAGATCTAAGTATGCATCCCATATTAACCACTGGAACATACTTACCATCTACCCTCGCAGGGGATCTTTTCAAAAATTGACATTTTTCAAAAGTGTCACCCCACGTTTCAAAAGTGACTACGTGACCACCTGATTTGGATCCTTCATTGACAGCTTCTTCAATGCTGCAATCGTTCTTCACAAAATAATAAAAGATTCCAACACAATTATTAAAATCACCAACATGGTTTAATATGGTTGTTAATGTAGTTCCTGAGCCTTCAACTGGTCCATCAAACTGAACTAATATTTTCTCCTTACTATTTTCTGGGTTTTTGAACTCAATTGGCAACATACATTGCTCAATAAGTCCTTCAGCCCTATCCAAATCAAAATTAGCTAGCATCATATAAACTGGGAAAAAAGCAGCCATATCCTGGGAAGAATCATTGGATGAAATATCTCCATTTCCACCAAACGATTTTCCATTCTTCTGTCCTGCCAAACAAAAATCATCACTATAAATAATAATAGTCATGTGATTATTCATGCTGCGTGCCTCATGCAACTCATTGAATAAAAATTCAAGAGTTTCATCTTTTGGCTTTGCCATTATGTAGATATAGCATGTAAAACCGTCGAGTTCCAGAATATGTAACCCATCCAAACATACTTTAATGTATTCTGGTAATTCATTAGCATACATGCTTCCATCTCCATATGTTACAAATAACCTAGCTGGTTTATTGTACTTGGCCATTTCCCGTTTAATTTTTGCTTCCAACTTGCTAACCATAATATCATCAGCTGTGTGCACTTGTCGACCATTAACAATGTGCTCACGCAATTTCTTCTTGCAATTTTTGATAGCTGCAGCAGCTTCACGAGAATTTTGGTAGTTAGTCAAATGTAAAAAATTAGAATATATCATATAATATCCCCAATTTGTACAATTTTGCAAACTGTCTACAAAACTCTGTAAAGTATTCATATTGCACCTATCAATCAGCTTAATGACCTGTTTGGCCATGTAGTGGTGTTGATCAGTGACTATGGTTTCCCTATCATAATACCTGTTGTTCAATAAACGAATAAAAACATCATTGTTTTTAACTCGATGTTGAGAATTCCATTCAGTGTGAATACGTG